ACTTCATTCGTGTTTAGTGTATTACTAAGCATGCGTGACCTTATCTTAACTAACCAACAATCAAACTACCGAGAGGGTAGCTTGTGGCGTTGACGTCTACGTCGTGTTATCACTAACGCGGCGCCAAGACTAAACTCTGTCGAGCTCAGCCCACTCATTGTGAATGAGTTATAGGTCGGTAAACCAGCTTGACGGCGGTATGCCGTCTCTGTAACTACCGGCCTAATGATACATGTAGCATTACGAGGATAATCGCCCCACAACCAATCGTTACTCGCAAGAGTTTCGACTGATATGGTGCGGCTTCTCTTAATGGACCACAAGTACTGCAGTATGTTTATCTGCGGTTTCAGGTTCTCAACCTTATAGGAGTCTAGCCACCGGCTTACGCCGATGAACCAGTCTACTACAAAGGACCAAGGGATAGCATTCCAGATTATCGCAGGGTTCATGTTGATCCCGAACGAGTCTAGAAGCCCCCAGAGCTGCGCTTGCGCAGTTTGGAGTGCATCGTAATTGTATACGTACTGCACTTGAGCATGAAACGTGGTAGGCGAGTACACAACGGAACGTTTCGATATGTACGAATTACAATCATAGGTCAGACCTGAATCTCCAAGTGGTATAACCACTCCGAGAAGGTCCTCTCCATGGCTGTCTTTCGTAACAGTATCGTGAACGTCCGGGTACTCGTTGAGAATGCAGCGATAATGCTGCACTTGCAACTTACCAGCGCGGGTTAGCAGGTCATTAACATGACTATGCACCCGTGACATAGCGGTATAGATACCGAATATGTCGGATATTAGAGGTTTGATGTTGAACTGCGCTTGCAGATACAAGTCAGCCTCTATTCGGCTAATACCCTTCAACTTAGTCAACAACGTAGAACTTATGTTCACGATGAAGTCTTTGATATGAAGGATAGTGTGAGGAAGAGACTTAAAATCCTTCAACTCGTAAATAGAGTTAAGGATACTAAGTTCCGCCTTGACGAGTGGAAGCATGGACCGCAAGGCCCTTGCAACCAACACGTCTAGATCGGACGGTGGAGGGATAAACCCGCCATCGTCTCTAACAACTCGCAAACTGGGTAGGTCTTTATCAAACCTACCCATAGAGCCGAACTCATCATAGTAACAGCTACAAGCAACGTTCCGTGTGAAACCTATGGCGCGTAGTCGGGGATTTAAATTCCCGATATTCTCGTCGTAGATATCTACGGTATATTGCGGGCCCGCACGTGGGACGACAGTAGAGCGTTTGTAATGCTCAAAAGTCTTCCATTTGCCCCCCCTAATCCTGTTACCCGGTTCCTCTGAAATATACTCATCTTGTACCTCTAACTGAGGTATGTTGACAAATACAGGGAGTCCGTTGTATTCAGGGTAAGTAACCGAAGAGATACGACCTTCGTCGACACTCGACGGCAGTAGACTATAGCGATGATGAGTTAACATACTACTGGATGTTGAACATAATTCAACTTTAGGTTGTGCACCATTGGG